CACTCAGACCCGGACCACACCCACGACGGGAACGGCGACGGCATCCGAAGACCCTCAGCCTCGACCGTCCAGCCGACACCAGCCTCGTCCACAATCCGAACCTCGTCATACTCCGGGCTGACCGCAGCAAGCCAGTCTGCGGACGTGTCCTCGTCGTACACGGCAGCGTTGACGACGACACCGTCACGGATGAGCGCAGCAGTCTTCATACCCATGATTGACCTCAGTCCGCGTAGTATTCGATGTAGACGTAACCGGAACCACCCGCAGCACCATTTGTTCCCGCTGCTCCACCAGCACCAACGGTTACTGTGACACTCGCAGCCGGAGTAACGGCGTCGCCAGCCACGGTCCAGTTGGAGTCCCCACCGCGACGTGGGTATGCACCGGCTTGACCGATAGCACCCCGACCCGTGTTATCGGGACCAGCAATACTCGGAGCAGTCAGCACGCTGCTGTAATCGTCAGGAGCGCCGCCCTTTGCTGTCACCGTCCCACCGGAGAAAGCAACGCTGGAGTCTCCTCCTGCGTTAGCCGTGCTGCTATCTCCGATGCTCCCGCCGCCACCAATCATGTGTGCGATGGCGTAGGTCACACCGGCAGGAACCGTCCAAGTACCCGAAGCGGTGAACGCCGCAATCTTCTTATTCAACCCAGCCCCCGTAATCGACCCGGTACCCGAAATAGTGACTGGCATCACGGCACCGCCGGAAACACGACCTCATCAGGCGAAGAGAAGTCCTGTGGCACGTCACGAAGCGCCTGCCGATAGTCGGCCCACACCTGCGCATCCACCGGAGCGTCCGCAACCTGCGTCCAATCGCACGCAGCAAGCAGCGTGTCACGCTCGGCACGCACCTGCGCCCACGCACGGTCAGACTGAATCTCAGGCCACGCCGCCTCCAGCTCGTCAAGCGTCGGCTTCGGCGCGTCGTCAAGCCAGTCCAGCCCCTCATACGAGTCGCCATTCAGCGACCACGCCGCACCGGGCCAGCGGGCGGTGAGGATTGCGGGGATGTCCATCAGGGTTCCTTTACTGTCGAACGAATGTTATCGGAGAGACGACGCGGTGTAGTCGGTCATGCTGCCACCTCGATGACGGTGATGGACGAGACCCCTCGCCCGAAGTTGGCGTTGTTGGTTCCATCCTGTGGCAGGTTCACTCGGGCCGTACCTGCCGCGTTCCCTCGCCTCGCTTCGACCCTGTAGTTTGTCGCCGAGGTCGTCGCTGGGCTGTCGAGGTACACGATGGACTGAGAAACAAGCAGCCCTTGGTTGTTGACGTAGTTATACCCGCCGAAGACGTTTTGGACGCGGCTGGATGAGGCGTCGCCGACGTAGATTTCAGTCCCGCCGCGGGTGACCTTGAAGTGGCCCATGGCATCAGCGTTCGACAGGCCGACGGAGATTTGCGCGATGACAAGGACTTTGGACGTGTTTGAGGTCGGGGTAATGCTGGTAGACAGGCCTGTGACGGTCGTGTAAGTGTCTGAGGTTGTCGTGAACGTGTCAGTCTTGACGGCCTGTACGACGTTCGACCCGATACCCGCAGGACCGAACCCGTCAGCCGCAGTAGGCAGCGTCAGCGTCCCATCATCCGCAACAGCCGGAGCCGCAAGTTCCACATACCCCGACGTAGACCCATACAGCCGAATCTTGCTCATACGATTGTCCATTCTGAGCCGACCGGCACCGTCACCGTCGCAGCCGTCCCAATCGACACAGGACCAGCCGTCATCGCGTTGTACCCCGACGTAATCGAATAGTCCGCAGTAACCGCAGTCCCGTTTTCATAGAAGATTTGGTCCGTACCGCCACCCTTCGCACCGGCAGCAAACGGAACCCACGACGAACCGTCGTAATACTCCAGAGAGTTCGTGTCCTTCAGATACGAAAACATTCCCTCCGACGCAACAGCCGTACCGATAGCCGTGCCACGAGCGGTCGAATCGTCAAACACGAACAGGACTTGGTCCTGCAAATAGCCCTGAAAGTTGGCCTCGGTGACAACCTCACCGACAGTCCAATCCTTGTAACCACGAAGAGACACCGGAACCTCCCCTAGAAGGCCAGCCTGCCGACACCGATTTGGCCCAGCGTAGCATCGTCCAACACGAAGAACGGGTCTTGCTCAATACTGCGAACGCCGATGACGGTCCTCCACGGCTCACCGTCAACCCAACGGTGCCCGACACGGACGACAACAGAGTCCTGTGTCAACTGTGAGACGCCGGGTGGCGTGAAAATAATGTCAAGTCGGTCGCCGAGCTCCAGCGGAAGAACCGCAGTCGCGGCGGTCACAGTCTGAAAAACCTCGACCGCACGCACGGTCGGAATGAGCCTGCCGCGCCGTTCCAGTTCCCAGTCGACACGGTCCTGCTCGCCGCCGTCAAGAAGCAGCGTGGACAGGTCGAGAACGCGCAGCCCGTAGTCGGACTGGGAATCTGTGTTGTCTGCTTCGTACTCGACATCTGCGATGCTGGCGACGACCCGGTTGTAGAAGTCTGCGTCGCCGGACACCCGTGCCATCAACTGGTAGGGGATGCCGCTGCCAGCGTCGGACAGGGTCAGGCTGGTCGGGTTCTCCGCACCGTAGTTCCGGTCGCGGAACTCTAGGTTGCCCGACCGTCCAGAGAAGAGGAGGCCACCCTCAGACCGCTCCACCTGCTGCAAGTACGACAGGACGTTCCCGGTTGCCGTGCCTGCGGCAAGCGTCGAGTCACCCGTGTCAACCGCCGTGCCACCGGACCAGTAGGACGTGTCGGAAGCGATGACCGTCTCGATGCGTGAGCCGGAGTCCTCCGCAGATACGGTGAGTCCTGCGGTGCCGAACGTGGCCTGACCCATACGGGCGAGACCGTCCGTGGCGACGATTGTCACGTCAGCCTGACCACCCGGCCCGTAGTCGAGGTCAATAGAGTCGACGAACCCTGCGAACACCTGATTCCCGTCCGCGTAGATGTTGACCGACCGGCGCGGCTCAACTCCGGGGTAGTAGATGGACGCGGTGTTCAGAGGGTCGAGCGCACCATCACGGTTACGGAGCGTGACAGCAGCACGACCGGCAGACATCGGAGAGGTCAACTCGTTCTTGCCACGCTCAACCTGAATCGCGACCAGCCTGTTCGACAGGTCGACGAGCGTGTCGACCGGGCCAAGACGTGCCGTGCCAAGAATCCCACGAGTCGACGAGTCCAACTTGAACGACGAATCGACCCCCGGCCCGGAGAAACCAACCTCAACCTTCGGGACGGTCACAGCGTTACCGAACTACCAAGCGGCCCGTTCGACCGGGTGTAACGACGAATCGCCTCGACAACCGCCTGTGGGTCTGCCGACGTGACCGTCACATTCACGATGGTCTGACCGCCACCCATGCCACGACTCAGCGGCACGACCGCCTCCGGCCCAGCCTCACCGATAAGCGCGAGCGTCGGACCCATCACGATGCCGCCCTCTGCCAGCGCCGGAAGTCCACCGATGCCCCACTCCAAACCTGCCGGAAGTTTCGGCAGCGGAGCAGACGGGTCAGGAACGAAAGGCAAGTTCCCCATCCGGTTCCTGACCGGACCTGACGGTTGCGACGACTGTACGAACGGACCCTGTGACCCGTCGATGCGAACATCGGGACGCTCGCCCAAAGCCGCCTCAATCATGTCGGCAATCCGGTCAAGGACACCCTGCAACGCTGGGATAGAAGCCTCAACCGCAGCGACAAACCCCTGAGCCGCACGCACACCGGCCCCGTAGAACTGCTGTGCCGCAGCATCCCCAGCACGACGGGCCGCAGCCTCCGTCGCCGCAACCAGCGCGTTCGCCTGCTCAATCGCCGCCGCACCGCCAGCAAGAAGTTCCGCAGCAATCCGGCCCCCGGTGCGCGCACCAAGTTCCGCAATCTCCTGCACCACCTGCATCGAGGCACCGGCAAGACGCAGCGTGTCAATCTGATTCGCAAAACCCTCAGCCGTCGTAAGACCCGTCTGCAAGAACTCGACGAACGAACCCTGAGCGTCCTTCGCGTCCTCCAACTGCTCCGCAGCCTTAGCAATACGCTCCGGGTCTTCCGACGCAAGCGCATCCTGATACGCCTGCTGCGCCTGCGCCAACTGCTCAATCGCCGTCGACTGCGAAGACGCAGCATCCGACAGGCGGTTACCCTGCGTAATGCCCTCAGCGATGGCGTCGCGATAATCCTCAAACTTCTTCGTCGCCTCTTCTAGACGACGGTTGGCATCTGCAAGCGAACGGTCGATGTCCTGCTTGATGACCTGCGCGAGCTTTTGTGCGCCACGGACGGTCTCCTCCGTGATGCTGCCCATCGCGAGAACTTCACGGGAGAACTGGGCGATAGCGTCGCCAGCGTCCCCGGCACCAACGTGCGTTTGATTGAGTTCTTGCAGAAGGTCGCGCATGTAACTGGTGAGCGCAACGACCTTCGGGCCTGACGCGCCGACACTATCCGTCGTGTCATCGGTAGCGAGACCCAGCGACGCCATCGCCTCTTCAAGCGCAGCCGCCGCAGCAGCAGCAGCCTCCTGTTCCGCACGCGCTCGCCGCTGCGCTTCAGCCTGATTTGTGAACCTGCGAATCTCGTTGTCTGACTGGTCGGCCTGAGCGCGCGCTGCCGCAGCGTCCGCGAGCCGCGCCTCTGCCATCGCGTGGTATCCGGCAGCCGCAAGGTCGGCAGCCTCCGCTTCTAGTTCCAGCGCAGTCGCGCGCTTGTCCGACTCCCCTGCTGCCGACTTCCAAATCGCCAACCCGATAAGTCCTGCGAGAAGGGAAAGACCTCCGGTTGCCAGCGCGGTCGCGATAGTCATCTTGCCCATTGCGATAATCAGCAGACCAATGCCCGAAAGCAGATTGCCGACGAACATCATCACAGGTCCGGTCAGAGCCGCCAGCCCTGCCATCTGCACAATGATGTCCTGCTGGGCAGGGGACAGCGCATTGAAACGGTCGATAAGCCCCTGCACGCCGTCGATGATTCGCTGCACGATTGGCATCAGCGTCTCGCCAACGCCACGGAGCGTTTCCTTCAGTTCCGAAAGGGCGCGCTGAAACTTGAACGCCGATGTCTCAGCCGTGATAGCAAACGCATCGTCAAGCATCCCCGTCGTGTTCGCCATGTCAGCAAAAATCTGCTCCGTGGCCTGCACGTTCGACCCCATAAGGTCGAGCACACCGGACAGGGCGCGGATGTTCCCGAAGACCTTGGCAATGGCGTCGTCATTCAGGCCCAGCGTCGACGTGAGCGTCTGAAGAACCGACAGCAGCCCACGCTCGCGCAACTGCTGGCGAAGCCCCTGCGCCGAAAGCCCGTACTTCTCTAGTTCGTCACGCGCTTCCTTCGTCGGGTTCAGGATGGTCGCGAGAATCTGCCGCAACTGGGTCGCAGCCGTCGACGCATCCGTACCAGTACGGGACATTGCAGCGAACGCCGCACCGACTTCGTCGAACGAAACGCCCATCGCAGACGCGACCGGCAGCACCATGCCCATCGACCCGGCAAGGTCGGCAGGCTCCAACTTTCCGTAACGGACAGCAGCAGTCAGCGTGTCCGTCGCACGGGTCGCAGACAGAACCGAAGAGCCGTAAGCGTTCGTCGCAGAAGTGACAAGGTCCGCGACAACCGCCGTCTCACCCAGCCCGATAGCGCTTGCCTTCAGCGACGCTTCAAGAGTCTCAATCGCCTCCGCACCACGCAGACCGGCAGACGTGATGAAGAACAGCGCCTCAGCCGCCTCATTCGACGAACGCCCGGTCGCCGGTCCAAGACGCGCCGCCGCCTCTTCAAGTTCCCCAATCTCCGACGCAGACACGCCGACGAGACCCTGAATCTTTGCGAAGGAAGTCTCAAACTCCGCAGCAGTCTTGACCGCATAACCGCCGATAAGCGCCAGCGGCATCGACACCTTCCGGGTCATCGTCTGACCCACAGAAGTCATCGTCCTGCCGACCAACTGCATCTGCGCGCCAAGAACCTTGATGCGCGCTGAAGTGGTGTCCGCTTGACGGGCTAGACGCTGAAGGTCAGCCCACGACTTCTTGATGTTCCTACCGTTGTAGGCAACCCCAATGTTGATTTTGACTGACACGGGCCGCTCCTACAGACGGACTACATAATCAGCAAAGGTACAGGCCGACTACGCCTTACCGGAATACCGGGCAGGCTTGACAACCTTCAGACCCCGGTTGAAGTTGTCGACATACTGCGCGACGACATCTTCGACCTCGCGCGGCACGAAGGTCACGCCGCGTAGCTCGTCCCACGCACGCCAAATAAGACGGTGCGACCTGCCATGACGCGAACGAATGTTGCCAACCATCGGCGTCGACGCAGCACCCGAACCTGACAACTCAAATACGGCACCGGCAGCGTTGCTGTTACGGATAGACCACAGGCTCGTCCACTTGTCCGACGTGCCAAGATTCAGATTGTTCGCGAACTTGAAGCCGCCCGGACCCGACCGGATGCCGCGAGTCACAGCCCCCGTGTTCCAACGGAGACGGTCGTACTCCCACCGCTTGCCACCAGACTTGCCCTGATTCGGAGCGTAGGAACCGCGAGACCCCGGAAGGCGTGGCGTGTCATTCCAACGTGACAGCGGAGCACCGTCGGAACTTCCGGCCTGCTTCGCATACCCACGGGCACGCTGTACGAACGGTTCCGTAATCTGCTTGATTTCCCGGTCCATCTCCTTCTTCAACTCAGGAGCGAACAGGTTCAGTTCACGGATAGTCGCACGGATGTTGTCGACCCGAACGCCGTTCAGGTCCGCTTCAAGCCTGCCAAGGCCATACACATTAGGCACGCCGTCGACCCTGCTTCTTTCCCCGGTCAGACAGAACCTTCACCATCGCCTTGAACACTTCGGGCGGTGCGTCCATCAGGTCGTTGGGAGCGATTCCGGTCGCGACAGACATCTGCGCGACCAGCATCGTCATCCCGTTGGGGACAAAGGGTCTTCGTCTACCCCCACGACCTCGACGGACTCGACCGTGTCCAACCAGCCGTCGAAGGGCTTCACCGCAGGACCGCCGGACTTGGCACTCTCAGAGGCGCACTTCCACGCCAACCAGTAGAGATGCTCCATCTTTTGGTCTGCGGCGAAAGCCTTCGGCAGACCGACCTTGAACTCACGCTCAAAGGCGACCTGAATCTTCGGCCCAACCGTGTAGTTGTCTGTTGACTTGTCGGTAGTGACGCGCAGGTTGAGGGAAATCACGCGGTCGCCCTCGTCACCTGACCACTCACAGGCCACGTCACGTCTACCACGAGGAGGTCACCCACACTCCCAGCGACGCCGGACCATTCCGTAAGAAGGACCGTGCCGGAGTAGGACGGGTTCGTCGCGCCGACGCTGGTGCCGTTCGGGTAAATGTCGAACGACGCAGTCCCACCGATGAGCGGCGCGATGGTCGCGTCCACGCTGGCAGCAGCGAAGTCCTGATGGAAAGAGAGGGTGATGGAAGAGTCCTCCAGCCCAGCGACACGGGTACGGCCCCCGTCACCAAACGCGGTGGTCTCGACCTCGTCGAAAGTCTGATTGACCTCGACCTGAGCGACGTGGTCCGAAAGGTCAACGCCTCCAAGAACCACGCCAGCGTTCGTAAGAACGATGCGCGCCATTAGTCCTGCTCCTTCGGCTCGTCAGCCGTCATGTCCGGCACCGGGGCAACCGGCTGCCTCTTCTTATAGTTGTCCGATGCCGGAGCAAGATGACCACCCTGAACCAGCGCCTCAATGTTACACCCTGCAAGGTCCGACTCCGAAAGACGAGTGCCCTCAGCCCACCGGAGACGGCCCGAAGTAACCGTCCAACTCATGCCACAACCTCCACGTCGAACTCTGCACCAAGATAAAGAACTTCACCAACAGAGACGGCAGCGTAGTTACGCATCTGCGTCACACGCACCGTGTCAACTACGCCGCCAAGAGTCCGGTCGGACTCGATAGCGGATTTGATGGACGACGCGCCGGTGATGTATCCATCAAGATTGTTCTGAGCAGCCCGGTCGTCCGCACGAGCTACCAGCAAAATAATCGTGAAATAGAAGCGGTCAGCGCCACGCACCATGTCAAGGTCGTAGTCGATGCGGTCAGGCATGACGATGGCCTGCGGCGGTCGGGGCGCGTCAGGAACGGTCGCGGACGTTCGCAGCCCAGAGATGGACGACATCGACGTGGCAAGCGCGGTGCGAATCGCGGCGACAGATGCCATCAGATGTGCACTCGACGGTACGGCTGAAGGAGCATTTGTACGTCCGGGTCAGCCTTGAAAGAGACGCGCATCGCACCCATCTCGCCAAAGCCTGCGACGCCAAGCGGAGAGTCGTAACGGGTCCAAAGGCGTGCCGCCTGAAGAATCGTCGCGGTCTTGACCGGCTCCGGCACGGCAGGCCAGCCGAACGTCGCCTCCACACGCACGGTCGCACGGCCCTCCCAAGTGGGCCAGTAGCCGTCCTCAATCGGAATGAGCCGCGTGTAGACCCAGTCATTGTCCGAAACGAGACGGTTGACCGGCTCCGGCTGATAGTCGACGGAGTTCAGCGTGACACCGAAGGACTGGTCAAGGTCTTCGTCAATCTTGACAGAGACGATGCTCGTCGCGTCGTCAATCGCAACCGACTCCCACCGGCCCGTCGGCACATAGTCACGGGTCGCAGTACCCGAAGCGACCGTGAAGTCACGCTGGCAATACTGGTCGACAAACCGCGACGCAGACGTGAGGACCGCCTGAAGCGGCGTGTCATCCACGGAATCGGTAATCCGAAGCGCAGTCTTCAGTTCCGAAAGCGATGCGTAGTCTGCCATTAGCGACCTCCAATCACGTCAGGATACACGCCTACCACGCCTGACTTGCGAGACGAGCACGCGACACCGGGATTTCCCCACCGTCATCGAACGGGACGGTGAAGGTCTCCCTGCCGGGTGGCCCACCCCACTTCTCCAAATAGTAGACGGCGTTCAGGCCGAACGTCTCCTGATTACGCAGAGCAAGACGCGCGTCCGACCCGATAGTGCTGCTGTTGTCATGCCGCGTCCGGCTGTCAACCCGAAGATAGGGGACGCCTGCAATAGACATCCGACGCTTGTAATCATTGTCCTCAAAATACATCGGGTGCAGGTTCTCGTCGAACCAGCCCACCCGGTCGACCGCCGCCGCGTTCGGCGCGAACGCACCAAACTCAAACAAGGTCGCGACCATCGGCTCCGGCACCATCGTCTCTGTCAGCCGGTCAAGGTCGCCCGGTGCAAACTCGATGTCGGCGTTCACAATCAACCACCAAGGGCCGACCGGACGATGACGGATGATGTGATTCCACGAACCGCCACACCCAAGGTTGAAAGACGGTAGCGAGAATGTCGTGTTCCGAATAGCCGGATTGTCGTCCGCAGCCTCGCGAATCGTGCTGACAACCTTCTCCTTATCGGAAGCGTTCACCACGACAAGGAGTTCGTTCACGGGATGGTCGACCGACCGCACCATGCGCGCTGCCAAGTCCTCACGGTTCAGGACCGGAACGCCAAGCAGCGGAATCACAGCAGCACGTCCTCGACAATCTCGCGCAGCGAACGCGACGGATTCCAACCCAGCGACATCGCCTTCGTCGCATCAGGGAACTTCTCTGCCGCCTCGACAAACTTCGCGCCGTGCAGCTCGATGGGGTCAACCATTTCCCAACGTCCCCCGGCAACATCTACGAACAGGTCAGCAAGGTCGACCATGGAGATGACGTTGTCCGGGTTGCCGAGATTCCACAGCCCCGGCTCACCCATCTGCCATACGGCATACATCCCCTCGACAATGTCATGGACATGGGTCATCGCACGCCGCTGAGTACCCGGCGCGTAGACCGTAAGCGCCTGCCCGGTCTGCAACTGCTGCTTCCACCGTGGCAGAACGAAACCGCCCTCCGGCTTCTGCCCTGCACCCGAAACATTGAAAGGACGGATGATGCGCGCGTCTAGCCCGTCCGTGTTCTGAAGCATTACCTCGACCGCCAACTTCGCCGTCTGATACTCCAGCCGCGCAGACAGGTTCGTCGACACCCGGCAGTCCATGTCCTCAGCGCACAAGCCACGGTCCCCACCGCCATACACCTCGCTCGTCGACACATGAATGAGCGGCACGTCAGAGCGCATCGCAAGCATCGCGGCGTTCTCCGCACCCCGGAACACCTCACCCGTGATGCGACCGGCCTGATTCAGAACCCCGACCGGCCCGACCGGGCTGGCAAGATGCCACACGGCAGCGAACTGTTCGTAGTAGTCCCACGACCCGAACGTGTCTTGAAGCACCTCGCAGTCGTCACGAACCGGATTCCCGGCCCTGTTGTCGTCAACAATCAGCACGTCATCGCCGCGCACGAGCAGCAGGTCGACAAGATGCTGCCCGATGAATCCCAGCCCACCCGTCACAAGATGTCTCATGCCGCCTCCAACATCGGGAACCAGTCGCGCTTCACGACCGTCTCTGCCGCATACTCCTTCGCCTTCTCAATGCACTGCTGCGAAGGTCCGCGCGGCGCGTTGTACGCCTCCTCCAGCGCATCCACAATCGGACGGATGTGAGGACGGAACCAAAACGCCGACTGCATCGGATTCCACTCCGGCTGCCCCTCGACAGCCCAGCAATCATCGGCGAGCAACTCCGGCGTAGCCGCAGCGTTCGACCCGATAACACGAGTGCCGCACGCCTGCGCCTCAATCGTCGGGATGCCGAAACCCTCGCCCATGCTCACCGCAAGCAGAACGTCCGCACGGGAATACATCGCGGCAAGGTCTGAGTCCGTGTAACCGCCCATCCGGTAGGCGTATGCGTTCGGCGCGTGAATCCGTTCCTTCGGCAGACCGCAATGCTCGATGAGTTCCGGCAAGTTGATGCCGCCGCTCATGTGGAGCTCCGTGTGCAGATAAAGAGAAACGTCATCGTGCGCCTTCATAAACGCAGACATCGCAAGCAGATTTTCCGTGAACGCTTTTCGGGTTGGGGCAATCCCCTTGTTCGCTGCGTTCATCATCACAACGAAGTGGTCGTCCGGCACCTGCATCACAGCGCCGCCGCCATCCGTAGGCGCGAACACCTTCTCAACCGTGTGAGGGATGTAGACGGAGTCGATGTCACGCTTGGCAAGCGCCTCCTGCCCGTGCTTGGACATTGCAACTGCTGTCACCTGCGGACGCGCACACCATGCCGCAACATCCTTCGGGACCGTAATGTGGTCAATCGGTGTCCACGAGAAGATGTGGCCCATATCCTGCGTGAGCAACTCCGGGTTCTTCAGCACCCACGAGTCGTAGAGCGTCGCAAGATGGCAGGGGCGGTCCTTGTGCTTTCGCGCCCAATCACGCCAATGCGCGACGATGGTGTCCTGCGAATACGGGTCGAAGCCGCGTGGGTAGATGGGACACGGTTTCCCGGCCTTCGTCCGGTCGTCAATCCCAACCGTCTCCGCGCCATAGTTCGCGCCGATAGACGTGGGGAACCCGGCGTTCGCCAGCCGGTGCGCGACGGCCTTCGTCTGAGTGCCATAGCCGGTCGGCGCGTGTGGAGAGTTCGACCACCAATGAATCGCAGGCTTCATGTGCAGGCTCGATTGTCGTCGCAGGTCGCAGGGTTCCGGGGGAGACCACCCCTGCGCTAGTGGCCTCCCCCGGAGATGTTAGGCGATTACGACGCAGCGCCGTAGAACGCCTTGACAGCCTCAGACTGTCCAAGATTTCCGTCAAGCCTGACCGCAGCGCGCCAATAAATAAGGTCATTGGCGAAGCCGTAGTCGTCCGAACGGGCAATCTCAATACCACGAACCTGACGGACGTGGTACGACTTGAAGTCACCGAAGAGAACGCTCTTCGCGCCCGTCGCAACAGCCGGGACGTAGGGGTTCTCGATGACCGGGTAACCCAGCAGCGTGTCGGGCAGACCCGGCGCGCCAACTGAGTAGATGAACTGCCCGGACCCGTCCTGAAGAGCGCGGACAGAGCCGAGCGTCGCACGACGCATCATGAACCCGGCACCCGGACGGCTCGCATACGCGGAGTCGACGCTGTGGGCGAGGGTGATGAGGTTCGTAGCGGTGAAGGCACCGGCAACGCCCGTGCCACCCGTGAGGGCAGAACCGGCAGCGTTCGCAATACCGTTCGGCTGAACCGTGCCGGTCCCCGTGGTGAGGACAGCGTTCACCGCAGTACCAATCGCCGTAGCGAACTGGCCCGCGATGAAACCGATGAGGTCAGGACCGCTGAGTCCCGCATCTTCGATAATCTCGCGACTGACCGCCACGAGAGCGCCGTACTTGTGCGCCTTCAGGTCGAAGGACGAGAACGT